CGGATCTGTTCTGGAACTGGAGGTTCGTCGAACAGTACGTGAAGTTCTGGGTCGATCGAAAATCGATCTTCGCAAGGCAGGGGTTCCGAGCATTCGTGCTCATGTGACCAATGTCTTTGACGAGGAGGATATTGACGATCGACGCAGTTATGACGTACTGGGCTACAAACTGATGGACTGTTCTCGTAAAGCGGGCGGGGCCGCTGGAGTAATCCAGCAGGCCATCGTGCGTGAAAAACGGGATAGATGTCCGATGTTCTTTACTAGCATTGTGCCGAAGTGTCGGCGCGTTGCGGGTAGCGAAGTTGTTCGCGAACAAGCTGAACCGTTGTTTGCTGTTGCTGTGTGGTGTGGTGTTGAACGGGAGGATGTTGTTGGTGGATCGTGGCGTTGGATTGGTGAGGACTGGATTGTACCCGATGTTCCCTTGGTCATCTGGCTATCACAATCGGCTGAGAAGTTGCAGCTCTGGCTGCGCCGTAAGGCGCAGGCTGAGCTTCCACTTGCGATGCCGCTTGGATTGGCAGAGGCACTCAAGGTGCGGGTTATATCGAAAGGTCCGGTGTACCGATACGCTTATCTCAAGTCTTTACAAAAGGCATTATGGAGTCAGGTCAGGCGTACGACTTGCTTTGCGATAGATAGACCGCTCACAGCCGACGATGTCGTCGAGCGTGTGGGGGGTGTGATCAATTCGCCGGGCAGGTTTTGGCTGAGTGGTGACTTTAAGAATGCGACTAATGAGATAGATCCGCGGTTGTCGGCAGTCTGTGTGGACGAGATTTGTCGGATTTGGAGTCTAGATGATGTGGATCGTCAGATGTTTACGGAGGCTATGACTGAGCACTGGGTTGTTAGTGCGGAGCATGGTGTTAGTGAGCAACGGTGGGGGCAGCTGATGGGCAGTCCTGTATCGTTTCCAATCCTTTGTCTGGTGAATGCAGCGTTAACGCGGTACGCTTGCTTCCGGAACAAGAGACTGAACAACTCGCCAATGTTGATCAATGGCGACGACATCCTTGCGGTGACCGATGAGATCGGTTTCCGTCGTTGGCAGATAATCACTGCCGCTGGAGGACTGAGTGAGTCGGTCGGAAAGACCTATCTCTCATCAGAGTTCTGCAACATGAACTCTCGGTGCTACATGCGCAATTCTGCGCCTGGGCCGTCGA